TTAATATTCTGACCATGTTTTAAAGTAGGTTGCTAAATCATTGAATTTTTCATTGACGTGTAATATCACTTCATTATCAATATTTATAACTACCCCTTCTTCAATTTCTGCAACATAATAAGAATATGATGTTTCATCATAATTAGATAGAATATTCCTTACAGCACTTTTAAAATCATTTAAATCATAAATACATGGTACTTCTTTAAGTTCAGTATATTTATAAGCTAAACCATCAATTAATTCATTTGCATCATTCAGTAGTAAAATTTCATTTTTCATTTCTTATATTTTTTTAAATTATAGCACCATTGCCATACAACAAAAGAGCAGGAAAAACAAGACATTGCCAATAGAGAATTTTATACTAATTAGTTTAAACTTAAAGCACTGATATTAAATCAAATAATTTTTATAAAAAGTGGAATATTTTTTATTGTGTAACAAATAATTATCTTCAACACCAATAGTTAACAATAATATGAAAGAAATTAAGGATAAAATAGGAATAGGTAGTTTAATAGCTTTAATACTTGTTGGTGCTGTTGTATTAGTTGCTATTGTCAAGGCTTTAAATTGCTGTGTCCCTGAAGCATCTAAATTTGATGTTGCTATATGGGGTAATGTTTCAGAATGGTTTACTTTTTTGGTTGCTCTTATTGGTGGGGTTTTCATTTATAAAACACTAGATTCCCAAATGAAGGTTCAAAAAGACCAAAACAGAATATTTAAGATTGAGGAATTAAAATATTTAAGAAGTATTAGACCTGAAGTTAATTTTAAGCCTAGTTCAAATAAAAAAAATTGGGATATACCTTATAGCAACTCATGGGACAATAAATTATTAAGTATTTTCTTAACATTCAATCTAACAGTTGACAAAGATTGTAGTATCACTTATAAGATATACACCATTAACAAAATTTTTATTGAAAAACACCAGAATTTAATAGCAGGTAGAATTCCGATAAAAATCACCTTAAAGAATATTGCAGATGAAAATCAGCCACCAATTTTTGAAAATCTGCTTATTGAAATTCACTATATTGATAAAGATAAGAATGAATACCAATACACTGAAGAGCTAGGAATTGATTATTCACCTAGCAATCATTCTATAACCTATCTTAAATTATCTAAATCTGATGAATTGATTAATACTGTTTACTAATCTTCCTTTTTAGACTCTTTATTACCTATCCAATTTGATAAATAATCTTTCACCTTATCAACTAATGCAATCCCTGTTGTTCTTTCAACTGTACCAACAATTTCAATTAGTTGTGCAGTTATAGGTATAGCAATAATTAGTTTAAAAAAATCAAATGCTTCTTTAATCAGGTGCTGTTGCACTGCATTAACAGTTATAACCAAAATTGAATACATTATGACTTTAATTACAAATGGTTGGGTAATCTCCCAACATCTTTTACTTTTCCATTCTTTCAGCATCCATACCCCCAAATCAATCAAATAATCAACTATCACCAAAAACATCAATAGAATATATAATTCCCATACAGGGGCAAAAAATGCAGAAATAAATAATAATAACTTAGTCACAAATGATGAAGTGATGAATTGGTTAAATGCTTCTTCTATCCCCTCTATCATATTTTATTTATATTAATGTATGTGGTGTTGTTGTCATACAATACATCACCTGCTTTCATTCTGCTCATAGCTGTAGCAGTAGATAAACCAAATGCTTTCTCAAAATGTGGGCTATCTTTAAATCTCCAATCCCCCCCCCATGCATAGCCATGTTTTTTGAATTCATTTACTACCTGCATCCAATACTTGTTTTCATCCCAACTAGCAGTTTCAAATGTTCCATTTAGGTCTTTATCATACAACAAAACAAAATCAAAAGCTAATCCATAGTTATGCCAGCTGCTACCACCTTTTGCATTAGTTACTATCTTACCTTTGGTTGTCCTACCTTGTGCATACAATGCATCTTGCTCACTAATACTTCTTAGTCCTTGGCTAATTCTCAATCTTACACCCTTTGGTAATGCAAAATTGATTGTTAAATACAATTCCTTTACTTCATTTCTTATAATTGGATGTAGTTTATCTATCCTTTCTAATGATATTTTATCAGCAAATTCTAATCTCTTATCCATATATCTTTATGGATAAATATTAGCTTCTTACAAGCCTTCAGATAGATTATTATTCAGGAATCAACACTTTACATTGGTATTATTAAAGTGCCTTAAAAGGGTTTAAATTTGATGTAGATAAAGATTAGTATAACCACCACAATCAGCCAAAAATAGGTAGGTAATAAATTTGAAAGAATTGGCTTACTATCTTTTTTTATCACCTCTTCATGTTCTATTTTAGTAGCTAATGAATCTTTAACAGATACATTCAAATCTGTTTTCACTTGTTTTACCTGCTCCTTACCTGTTTCATTTTTTGTTGTGTAAATTTTCTTTGTAATTCTACCTACACTATCATATTGTTCTTCATAAATCAGGTTTGAATTACTCCAATTTTTGATAGAAAACAATGAATCAGTTTTAGTTTTTACATCTATTTCAACCCTCTTTTGTTCTTGTATGTTGGTTAAGGTTTCTTTATTTACTTTACATCCTGACAATAACAGCAGGATGAATAATATTAAGTATTTCATATTTCATTTAATAAAAAACCCCTTACCTATCTAATGGTAAAGGGCAAAATCTCTATTGCTTATTTTTTTATAAAAAACTGCAATTGTTTCTAAATACATTGAAGGTAACTGTAAATGCAACCCCTGATACCCTATCACCAAATGAATCAGAAAAAGGTACTATTGATACATTTGGTTGTATCTCTATGTCATCATGATTTTCCAACCATTTCAAAAAATCATTTGCTATTTCATTCATGTTAGCTACAATTTCAAAATCCATTTCAATATCATCAGCATCTGTTAAATCCATCACATAAAATTCAAATCTTGCAGTATTTTGCATACCTGCTTTATAGTTAGAATCCAAATAATTGTAATTCAATAAAGGATAATGTAAATCTTTATATATGCTTAAATTGTCTGTGTCACCAAATTTTATTGTATTTATCATGTTGTGGTTAACCCAATAATTATTTACAACATCTCTTATATATTTTAACCCTCTAATCATACCTTACCACCTTGTTTTATTTGCCTGACTATTGTATAAATGTTCACTTATATCAATTCTATCAGGGATGAAAATACCCATGCTTGCAGATGTTGTATCTGCTTGTACATTAGTATTTGTTTCTTCATCATTATCACTTTTAAAATAATCTATTAGCCTTTTTTTATAACTATCAAATTTTAGCATTATCAGTTGTTGGAATGAATCAACTTCTTTACTACTCTTTGCTGTTAATGTTGCATCTGTTGATACATTTACACCTTTATTATTTACTTTATTGTGCAAATAAGGTAATGCATAAGCTACAGTACCATAAATCAAAAAAGGTTTAATTACATCTTTTATTACCTCTTTATCTTTATTTGTTAATGTACCTTTATCAACACCTGTATTAAGTTTTTTTAAATACTTTTCACCTATTAATGGTTGCAATTCTAAATCAGTTACTTCATTAAGTGCAAACAATAATATGTTATCATCAGTATTTGATGCTACTATTGAATTGCTTTTTATATCATATATATTTATTAAATAAACTTTCATATCTTTTATTTTTTATAAACTCTCACAGGCTTAAATTCATGCCTACAATGCCTGTTAACTTCTCCTGTGTTCTTATTTTTCCAATAACCACCGCCAAATTTCATTACATCATACCCCAAAACAGCAGAAAATGATTGTATATCAGCCATTGAAAAATACTTATCAGAATCAATAATTGATTCACAAAAATGTCTAGTGGTAGGTATTTTGATTGCACCATCTGCTTCAGGTCTCTTTACATAATCATAATAAATTTCAATCTTATTAGCATTGTTAATTAAACTTGGTGCAGTCCACATTTTGTTGTTTTGTGTATTAATCTTAACGTCAATCAAACCTGCATTTTTAAGTAAATCAATACTTGTCTGTACATCAGATTTTGATACTGAATAACCTAATTCATTTGAAATCTTTGCTGATGCTTCATCAATTGTCAATTCATTTATTTTATTGTCTAATAAATATTCTTCAATGCTTGAATAAGTACTTGCAAAGTGATATTCACCACATGAACTAAATTTTGATTCACCAATCAATATAAATTCATCTTTGTTATTACCAAGGTGTTTTACTTTTTCAAAATCTTCAGGTGTAGCAAAATAACCTTCTACTTCATCATCATCTTTTTTTTTAGAAAATGTTGAATTTGCAGGTGCATTTGTTGGTGAAATAGTGAATGTATTACTATTTGAAGTAATGAATACATCACCACCTTCAATAGGTTCAGCACCTTCAATTGCTCTTAATTCATTGATTGTAAATACTTTTTCTTTAGTGCTAGATTCTAAAGTCTTCTTGAATAGTACTTCTTTATCCTTTAAATCAATTTTGGGTAATCTTTCATCTGATTTAAATAATTTATTGAATGCAGAAACTATTTCAATTCTTTTATCTTTTACATAATTATTTTTAAATAATAAATATGCATTCTCTAATTCTGTTGCATTACCTAAACTACCTTCTTTTTCAATTCCAAAAAGTTGACTTGATGTAGCACTATGTGCAGATAATATATTTCTTTCTGTTTTCTTAACTATTTCAACAACTTTAGATGCATAATCATCAGCAGGTATTGTATCTATTTCTGTTTTTTGGTCTTTATTTGTTGCCCACTGCAACATAAAATTTTCCCCATCAACACCGTTGAAGACATCTTTAAATTTAGCTGTTGCCCTGTTCTTTGTTTGCTCATCAGGAATAGCACCAAGTACTGTAATTACCTTACCTACAGAAAAACCATTTGCAATTGAATTTTTGAATAACTTACTGATTAACATATCTGTAACTACATCTTCAATGCAGTTATAATCAGGTTCTACATAGACATTGTTTACTGAAATATTATAGCTATTGAAATAAAAAATCTTTGGTTGAAAATCTTCATTTTTAAATACATTATACTTTTCATAAGTGAAATAAGTACGTGGAAAATTAAACCAATCATCATTCACAAAGAATTTACTTTTAGATTTATTTGCCCTTACATGATGAAATGGTACATGGTAATAATACAAAGGTTCACCCAAAGCATTAAATTCAACTTTCACAGCAAAACCACCAAAAACAACAGCATCATTTATACATTTTTTTACCAATTCAGATAAATTATCATCTTCATTAACTTGTATATCATCCCCTATTATTTCACCTGATTCTTTATTAATAACACCATCAGAAAAAATATAATTTGATTTAGTCTGAAGTATAGCACCATGTAAGGCACTCTTTTTAGATATTTCAATCAAAAAATTTGGATATAGATTATCTATACCCCATTTAATCATCTTATCACCATTTGATTCTTTTGGCTCAATTGGTTGTGGAGTTATATTTTTAACAAATTTCTCTATATGTATATTTATATCACCTCTATTTTCCATCATAAAATTTTATTTTATTTTCATCTGATGATAATTCAGGTGTTTTTATTTCTTCTTTATTTGTGCTATCAATAACCCTTAGAAAACCTTTATATAATTCATCCCCTCCATCTATTATTTTTAATAGATAAATACCTGTTTTGGTAAGCATTGGTAAACCTAATGCTATATATCTATTATTTATTTCTGAAGGAAAAATGATATACCTATTGCTTTCATTTGTAGCCGTATCTGTAATATCAGCTTTTATGTAGCCCACTAAATCAGCTCTATTCAAAATTGGTATGTATAACCTATTTTTATCTCTACCTAAATCAATTATCATCTTCTTCTTTCCGATAAATATTAAGCATGAAAAAAGGCTACCCTATTGGATAGCCTTAACAACTCTATTTTAATTATAGTTAGATTAAAGTTGGTACTATAGTACCATCAACTTCTTTAACTCCACCATAAACATCACCTGCAAAAGATAATGCTCTATTTGAATCTGTTGCATTATGTGTACCTACTGCTTCAGTTAATTTAAATCCACCATCTACACCAATAACACTATATTTACCTGAACCTAATTCAGCAAGTATAATTACATCCTGTCCTAACAAAGACTTAACTAATGCTAATGATTCCTTATTAAATCCATTTATCACACCTGCAAATGTTGCAGTTTCTGTTAATATTCCATTTTCACCCATTGATGCAGTTTCTGTTATTGCTTCTGATTTAGAATGAAAATCTACTTTTGCAAATTTCTTAGTCTCTTTCAAACCTATTTCATTTATAACACCTGTAGCTGATTCAGCATATATTTTGGTGCTACCTGTTACTTTTTCAGCATCTTTATAGGCTAATATATATACCGCTTTTGTACCTGCTCTAAGGTCTTCACCACAACTAGCAACAAAAGGATTAATTGATTCACAATTCATATTTTTATATATTTTTTATTTATTTAAAAAAAGGTGATGATATTTTCACCACCTTCTTATTCTCTCTTTTATTATTTATTAGATAGATAATACACCAATTTCTTGGATGAAAATAGGTTTCATACCTAATCCAAATCTTCCTCTAATCTTCATTTCATCATCATTCTGTACATAGAATGCTTCAATTTGAACATTAGCACCTTCATAGTCTGTCTTTACTTGCAAGTTTCTTGCACGTGCTAAAACAACCTTACCTGAATTATCCAAACCATCTACTACATGGAATTTTGCTGAAGTACCAAATACATCATCTTTTTCACCTGCATTAAATAAATTCAAGTCAGTAATTTTTGCACGGTATGCTTTGTATTCTTTAGTACCAATAAACACACGGAAATCATCAGCACCTGTAACTTCTGAAGGCATTTCAATGTATGCATTCATTATTTTTTCAACAATATTAGCACCTGTAATAGCAGATAAATCATATGTACCTGTTTTCAATTGAGTTAAAAATCCATCAGCAAAACGCATGTTATCATTTGTATCAACAATTGATTTATCACCTGACCACACCAATTTTTCTACATCTTTTTTATTTAAATTGGTAACATCTTCAACAATCGCTTCACCAAACATCAAATCATCAGTTTGTTTAGATTTTTTCTTATTTTTCAAAACTTCACCTGAAAATTTAGATTGTAATGCTAATGAATCATAAGCTTGTTTAAATCCAATTGGTGCAACATATACAGATGCTTGTGTCAATTCAGTAGAACCTAATTCAGCTAATTTTGCAACTTTACCATCTTGCCATACCAATGTATTTTTCATCATGTTAATGTCTGAAGTTGTATTTAAAGGTGCTTCAGATACTGAACCGTGGTCAGATAAAAAATCCAAAGTTTGACCACCTAAAATTGATTCTGTAAAAAATTTTTCTAAGTTTTCACTAGCTAAAATTCTATCAGCTAGAGTATTAATATTATATCCCATTTTTAATTATTTTTATTTTTTAATCTTGCCATTGCTAACCATTTATTAGTTGGCTCTTCTTCTACCTTCACTTCTGAGAATTGTGCAGGTGTTGTTTTTAATTGATTCAAGAATTCTTTTTTGAATCCTTCTAAATCTTCTTTTGTTGGTAATGCAGAAAACTTTTCATTTAATTGTTTTTCTAATTCTGCAATCTTTGCTTCTAATTCTGTAATCTTTGAATCCTTATCTTCAGATAATTTTTCTTCTTCAACTACAGGGATATCAACAATACCTTCTTCAATCGCTTCATCTAAAGGCACTATTTCACCATCAGGTGCTTCAACAGCTAATACTTCTTCAGGTGCATTTTCATCTTCAGATTCTAATAAAACTTCACCTTTATCTTCTTCAGGTGCATTTTCAATTTTGGTAACTAAACCACCTGCTACAGTAATTTTTTCACCATTATCTAATTCATGTTCACCATCCGCTAAAGGTTGATTTTGCCCATCACCTGATGTTACAGCTTCAGCACCTTCAATACCATATTCAACTTTAGTATTAGTACCTTTGATTGTAGAAGATTTAAAAGATTCTTTAGAAAACTTTAATACCTTATTTAATTTTTCTGATAAATTTTTAAACATATTTTCTTCTTTTCCAATAAATATTAGTGACAATTATTTGATATTATATTTTTCAATAATACCATCTAATTCAATTTCCAATTCCTTATAAGCGTTCAATAAAGTATCTTCTGTAACCTTATTCATCTTCTCATATTGTTCAATAAAGTAGCCTTCAATGGAAAATCCTTTAAACACATTATTCTTTATTAACTCCCATACTTTGGCACTTTCAGGTGCTGTTTTATCTAAAGCTAATCCAACAATCCAAGTCCCTTCAGGTAATTCACCAAATGCTTCAGGTGCTTTAACACCTAATTTTGAATCTGTGATAAATGATTGAAATACAGTAGCTGTGATAAATGTATTGCTATGCTGTAGGTTTATTTTGGTTTGATAACCTTGTTTGAAATAATTTATTGATGCAGTCCTAATTGTTTCTTTTGAAAAAAACACCTCTTTACCACCTTCCCTAGGTATAAGTACATCAGGTTTCATTGCTACACCCAATAATTCCATTTTTTCAAAATTAAAAGTCTGCCTAACAGGTTCTTTTAATTTTGAAAATGCTATGAAATTACTTTCAACAGCAGGGTCATCAACTATTGAAATCACATTGACATCTAAACCTAAATCAGGATTTATTTTTAATTCTATTACTTCTTTTTTATCCATGTTCTTTTATGGATAAATATTAAGGAATGAAAAAAGGGATAGTATAACACTATCCCCTATTCTTTAATAACTACTTATGTTTTTAATAAACTTGTTTTTTTCCTCATTGGTCTGTAAATCCTGATTGGTTATGTAAGCCTTAACAACTTGATTATTATTACCTGATTCAGTTATTGCAGATGTTATATTATTAGTACCATTTTCTTCATTCCTTAATACAGTTGAATTAATTGTTGGTGCTGAATAACTAACAGGTGTATTATTAATTGCCTGACTTGCTGTATCACCTCCTTTAGCATCAGGTATTTTTACATCCATTATTTTTTTTACATTGACTAAACCGCCTGCAATTGCTGTTGCCATACCAACAAAGTTTGCAGGATATGGTAATTCTGCAAATGCTTTAGAACCTGCCACATAAGCATTCATTGTTGCACTAGCAATATTCATTGCTTTATTTGCAACAGTATGCTCACCAAACAGGTCTGAAGCTGTTGATAAAAATTCTGCTGTACCTTTAATCAAATCTTCATCATATGCTTTCTTTTCCTTATTTATTTTCTCTTTAGCTTTAGCATGGTCTTTATCAAGCTTATTTAATTTATCATTGTGTTTTTTGGTAGCATCTTCAATTTCTGTATTATTTGCTTGAATTGCTGATAACCTAGCATTTAAATCAACTTGTAAATTAGATATAGCAAATGCATTTGTTGAAGGGTCTAACATCAATTCTTTCAACCTCTCCTGACCTTCTACATACAATCTTTCATTCTCTGCATTTTCTAACTGCTTGGATTCAGTCAGATTGTACAATTGTGCATCAGCATATTCTTTTTGTAGCTGTAATTGGTTATCAAGTTTTTGTTTTTGTACTTCAAAAGAATCAACATCTTTATCAATTTCATTACCACCATTGGCTAATTCATCTTCAGCATTTTTCATTGCTATCTGAAGCTGTTTAACTTTTGATAAATACACTAATTGATTGTTCAATCTAACTTCTAAATCTTTCTTATGTTCATCAGTAGCATTTACTTTTGCATTATTGTAAGATTCAATTGTACTTAAATATTCAGCACTGAAACTATCCAAAAACTGCTGTCCATTATTTTTTATGAAATCAAAATATTGAGTATCATATTTTTTATTTATTGCATTAGACTCTATTTGTTGTGCTGATTCCAATTTCTGATAATCTTGCTTTAATTTTTTTGCTAATTCAATTTGCTCACTGTATTTATCTTTAATCTGCTTTAACTCTACCTGTCTTTGATTGTGATTAGATGCAAATGTTACTTTTTCAGCTTCTTTTAAATACCCTTTTAAAATTTTTAATTGTTCCTGATAAGCTTGTTGTGCTTCTTTAGCTTTTTCTTTTGCTGTATCACTAACTTCTTTTGCTTCATCCTGTAATCTTTTCTTTTCCTCAATAAATAAAATATTCTTTTTTTGATGTAAAACAATTAATTGTTCTTGTTCTTCAGCACTTAATTTTTCATTGACTTTAGCTTTTTGGTTTAGTAGATATATTTCATCTTCAGTTTGTTTTTTTCTAAGGTTGTATATCTCTTTTTCTTTACCACCTGATGCTTCCAACAATTCAATCTGTCTATCTATCCCCTTGTTTCTTGCTAGTGTTGATTGTTCCAATTTATCTAATGCTCTAGTTGCATCACTTGTAATACCCACAAAATCAGTAACTGCATTTTTCACCTTATTAAATCCATCCTCTAAAAATTTAAGTGATGGTAAGAATTTTAAAACTACTTCTTTGACCTTATCAAAATTTGCTATCAAAAAACCTATTGCACTAACAACTAACATAATAGGGATAGCTTTCATTGCTGTACCTAATATCTTTGAACTCACTGAAGCACCTTTATTTGCTTTACTTAATCCATCAGTTGCTGTTGTTGCTGTTTCTGTTGCATCTGATATTGTGTTAATAGTTTCTGTTGCTACTTTACCTGCTTTCATTGAAGCCATTAACCCAGTCCATTGTTTTCTAAACTGATTTAATGATTGTAAACCTTGTGCAATACCTTGTAATTGCATCAGCTTTGCCATTTGTTCCTCTGCACGTGATGCATCAACGCCCATGATTTGCAAAGCAGATGTAACACCACCAAACACCCCTGTCATTTGCTCACCTACTCCAATGAACTTACCAAATTTATCTGTTGAAATTGCATCAACTGCTGTATCAATATCAACTACAACTTTCTTTAATTCAGCTACCTTTAATACTGTTTGTTGAAATTCCTGTGTATTCCTTTCACCTGCAACAGCCATTGCATATAATCTATCTTCAAGCTCTCCAATCTCTCTATTAATATCCCTGAAAGGTTCATTTATATCACGTATTTTTAATTCTAATTCACCTGCTTCTTTACTAAGTTGTTGAAGCTTCAAAGGGTCTTTTGTAACCTTCTGTTCATCCCTTATTTTATTTAATAAGTCTTCCATTTCATGGAGTGAAAGAACCGTATTTTTTAAATTACCATTATCTGTTTTTGGGGCTAATTTATTTGAATTAGCTTTAGCAATAGCAGATTCAACATCTTTGATTTGTTGATTAACTTTCACTAAATCAGCACCTGATGCATTTATTTTAACATCCTGAAGCTTCTGTAATTCCTTTTCAAGCTTTTGTATTTCTGATGTTGCATCATCTACATTTGCACTTACATCTAATAATATTTTTTCTTCATTATTTCCTTTTGAAATTGCCATAATATTTATCTTCTTTTTCAATAAATATTAAAGCATAGAAAAAGGCTACCCATTTGGATAGCCTTAATTATTATTAGTGTGGTTTAATTATTTTTCCCTGTATTTATTATTGTCTCTTACTTCAGGTGATAGATGATTATATAGTACTTCTACTTCTTCATCAAGGTCGTAGTAATGAGAATAAGCAACCAACCCCTGATATTCCATAACAAAACCAAACAAGCCACCATTTTTAAATTTCAATACTACTACAGGCGTATTATTTTTACCTATTGCACCTTCAGTTACTTCAAATGATGGTGTTATTTTTTCCTTTATAAGTATCTTTTTGGATAAATCTACAATATCATCCTTTATCATTCCCTTAGTAAAAACTAGTTGTGTTTTAGGTTCTAATTCATTTGATTTGCTACAAGCTGTAACAACAAAAAGCATTACAATTAAATACAATATTCTTTTCATATTCATAAATATACCAGAAAAGGAAAGTATACCAAGTATTATAAAATAATTTTCTGTAGTATCAACCTACTTGGTATTGTTTGAGATACTTTATAATCCAAACTAATAACTTTATAATAATTACTACCTGTTGGTAAATCAATGTAAATTGGCCTGCTTAAATCTAAATTTGAGACATCATTGGAATTTAAGTAAACGTTAATATCCAACATTATTGTGTCATCATGATTATTCTTTGTTATCATTTTTTCAAAGAAAATATCATATAAATTCTTTTTAATACCCGATACAGATTCATAAATTTCAAATGGTACACCATAATTTAAATCAAATATTAATCCTACACCTTCATATACTGTTGTTACTTCTACTATCTTGGTTATTGTTTGTCCTGTCTCATAAGTAGATGGTACATTGTCTTTGTATTTTAGTCTCCTAATGAGTTTTAAAGGAGTTGATAATACTCTACTATTTTTTACAAATAACAATCTGAATTCCGTCTCATATACCTCTTTTAAATTTTCACTACTATACTTTAACATCAAGGGATAAATTACGTTAGTATACATCCTAGGAATAATTGTTGGGGTAAAGATTGAAGTAAGAGTTGTTTCATCTTCTTTATATTGATTTCCTGTATCTATCTTCTTTGTTCCATATACTTCTTTGTATTTCTTTTCATAAGCTTCATTTAACCAATCTTCTCCTTTTGAATATGTCCATGTATATTTTTTACTAAGGGTTGATAATGGTGAAAGGGTATAATTACTTACATCAACCTTACTTGACCAATCCAAAGCATTACTAACAATCAAATCAGCATTTTCTTTTTTATAATATTCATTGTATGTTGTAAACATTAAATGTTTTGAATTCTCAATTTTGGAATAACATATCAAATTAAACATCCCCATTATTTCCTTCACCAAATCTACTTGCTTGATATTAGGGATAAGAAATTTATTAAATTCCACCATATCACCATCAGCTATTTCAATGTTAGTATTTTTGTATGTATTATTTCCAAACGTAACACTTGAAATTAATGATTTTCCTTTTACATTTTTGTAACCTTCATTTCTGCCCCCACCGCCACTATGATTATTACTACTTGGTACTTCACTTATATCAATGTTGTTTACTAATAGTCTCAGTCTTAATCTTTCCCCTTCAGTCAATGTTATTCTTGTTTTTGGAATAGCTACTTTTATAATGGGATTTTCTCCTGTCATAAATTTGGTAATACGTGTATATCCCCTGCCTATTTCAGTTAAATCTGTTCTCCCATCTAAACCTTCTCTATAAAGTATAACGTTAGCATTATATTTTACATTTACAGCGTTTTTCTGTGCTGTAGTAAGATTAGATGGTACATCCCAATTAGTAGCATCCTGAATATCAACAACAGCTTCAAAATCCATTTCCACATCCTTTTTAGCAACAAAAAAATCCCTCACTGTCCAATTAAAAATGTTGTTGTCTGTATAGCTTGGAAATGATTGATACACGGGGGTATATGGGTCAGAATCCGTTGATGTTCTTTCAACACCAAAAACTGTCTGCGTGTTACTAGTATGTATGAAATGATACATTATATCATTTTTTAATTTTTCCTTTGTTGATGGTATAATCAGCTTATCTACTATGTTACCTATCTCACCTTCAAAAGTGACTTTGTAATTTCTGCTATTAAATATTTTGTTAAAATATTCTTTCAGAAATACAGCAGGTTTTAAATTCTTCTTTGTCCATGTACTTATAGCTCCTGCGTTGTTTACTTCTTCAACTATTCCATGACCATAATCAATTAACGGGTATATATAACCTGATGTATTGGTAGTGGAATTTTCAATGTTACCAACATTATAAACATGGTTCAAATTGGAAAAATCCAAATCCTTCAGCATACTATCTTTTAGCTGTGCAAAAAATGAAGCTCTAAATCCTGTTATTATCCCGTCATAATAATTAACACCATTTTTTACCGTCACTTTTTCAATCCTAAAGTTACCCCTAGTTATTAAATTACCATCTTCATAAACCAATGCTTCTACCTGCTTTTTTAAGCTGTTATTAGCCCCTAGTTTACCCGTGCTTGTACTTACCCTATTTAAATTAAACAAGCTCCCCAGGACGTTATTATTATGCTTATTACCAACTATTTTTATTGTCTTAGTAACGTTATCTAGTTGCTTAGTTATATTATCTGAATCAATAATTTGATACAATAAATCAGTAACCAAACCACCATTTTCTAATTCAATCTGTATTGGTTGCTCATTTTCTGAACCAATCAAATATAATTCTATCATATTTATCTTCTTTTTCAAATAAATATTAAAGCTTAGCCTTTACTATATTTTTTAGTATTATTGAAGTGTGGATAGGTTGGAATTTATATATCAAGGAAAAACACTATATACACTTTTAAACAATTCTATTCCCATTGGGAACTTATCAGTGGTGATTTAGAGATTGAACTTGCTGATATTATTATTGATGCACTTATTTATAAGTATGAAAAAAACTTGATTGCTCTATGTGTTTATGATGGAGAAAGACAGATGGTAAGAGCTACCAATTTTCCCAACATTGGAAAGAAAAACGCCTACCACATTATGATTAATACTGTTGGTATTGCTGTGCTAAGTTGGGATGAAAAAGATGGATGGGAATACAACATTAGAAATGATGAATGGTTTGGTATTACTGAAATTGATATACTAATTGAATTATTAGAATCAAATTCCTTTCCTTGGTTAACACCAATAGAAAAAGGCTACCTTTTACAGTAGCCTTTATATATTCCTCTATTGACTATTATAGTACAAATAATCAGAATGTACTATTTGACCATTTTCCACATAAAAAATTTGGATATTAAAATAGTATTGAGGTGAACTATATATACTAACATTACCTTCTGTGTACCAGCCGTTACTAATCCAAGGTGAGGTTTTTAAATTACTATTATGTAAACCGTTATACTGTGCATTATTACCGCTCTGTGCATTATTACCAGCACTGTATTGATAAGCATAAGTATTTGTATTTACATATATTTGTGTGCCCGTTGGGTCATCACTTACATCACCGCTATATTTAAGATTATCACACATTTGCAATTTATCTGCAAATGATAGCATCATCGGGTGGTTTGAAATATAACAATAATTTAAACTAGTTATTGATTCAGGTATGTTATTTACATATATGATACCACCCATACCACCTTCCCATATTTTTTGACCATTAGCATTATAGAAAATTAACCTTGGTTCTCCACCAAGTAAACCCATCTCAATACCTGTTTGACCGTTATTATGTCGGATTTTGATTGTATTATCATTTGTTTCATTTATTGTTAACCTATTATTTGCTTCAGAAGTTTTTACTTGTCTAGCTATTAACGTATCAGCAACTAATTTATCAGCAGTAATTGTACCTGTACGGATTTGATTACCATTAATTTCAGTTGTTCCTGCATATGTCCAATTACTTACAGTATTTTGAGCATTATTAGCTACACCTAAAGCTGTATTGGCTGTTGAATTAACATTATTTAAATTATTCTGTGTACTACTATCCAATGATTCAAATGTAACCTTACCTGTCATCACAATACTTTTACCAAATAAACTTATTTGATTAGCATCCATTGAAAACTTGGATTCAATTTGTTGTATTGTTGGTAAATTATTGTAATCTGTTATATCATAACATCCTGCAAAAGCTATTCTACAAGATACGTTAGGTGCATCCCCAAAATAGAAAAAGTTTGTAGAGCTAAAAGTACCTGTAGAACCACATTCAACTATTGATATGTATTCAGTAAAATTATTAATACCTCTACCTGCTTGTGGTGTTAACCACATTTGAGTATAACCATCACCTGCATTATTACTATTAAAAAATATATTTCTACCTTCTTCAAAAGCTAATACTAACCTTACTATAAATTTTGCTTTTGCTCTTGATTGTGTAGAAAAATAGAAACCTCCTAACCCTGGAGAAGTTGAACCATTACCACCGTAATAATAATATAAACCATACGGTGATGATGTTGGGAATGTTTCTCCAAAATCAGTTTTTGGTAACCTTGTAAATACTACATTTGTATTATTACCTGTATTGTTATATAATGATAACCCATTGAACCCTTCAATAAATGTAGGGTCAGTATTTAATGGTTTACCCTGCATCCAAGAATTCTTTATTGCAACACCATCTACTTGAGATTTAACAGTTAAATTAATTTGGTCAGGTTGTAGTTTGAATTCAGCTGTATCCATTCTACCTGTTAAATTATTAATCCTTGTTGATTCAGCTGTAATAGCATTATTAACAACAGTTATTTGAGAATTGGTATATGTTTTAGATTCAAACTCCTGTGTTATATCCTCCAATATTATACTATCACAGTCTATAATAGCATTACCACCTCCATAGTTAAAACCCATAGCAACTTTGATATACGCTATATTATTATAACTCTGTCCAGGTATATATTCCCCTGTTTTAGTGTACCAAACATTTAATTCATCAGCAGGTAAATTTTGGCCTGAAAATACAAAGTAATCTAATCCTATGTTATTTGGTGCAGTACCATCAGCGTAATATTGAGCAAAACCACAATATGTTGTACTACCTACTGTAGAATATTGTCTTACACAATACCTTACAGTTACCCTATATCTATGACCATTAATAATAGGTATCGGATTCTTTGAATATAACCAAGAACCTCCTGCTTCTGTCCTCCATACATTACCACCATTAACACCTATATTTGGCACTATCTTACAAGTGGGATGTGATACACCACCTGACGGATTAAAACCACCACTTTCTGACCATAAATCAAACCCTCTCTCAAAGTTTCCATCATAGGTGTTTTTTTCCAATACCTTTTGAGTGGTAGTTGATGATGTAACTGAATACATCTGATTAACTTGATTCATAACAGGGTTAGATATGTTAAAAATACCATCGCCACCTGCACCTTCCATATATAACATATCAATAGTATTCCAACCTGTTTTAAGAACTAAATTTACTACAGCACCAGCTACATAATTACTAGACTCATAATTAATAACCCCATCAACATAAGCTGTCATACCGTCATCGTGAGTACAAGTAAATGATATTGTTCTATTTGAATCAACAAAAACCATACAGCGGAAATGACCAATATATGAATCCCAATTATCACCTAGTTTCAAGTTATTACTATCAGGAGTTAACTCGCTGTAAGTACTTGTTAGGTTTTTAATCATTTCTAGTTTTGGTGCAACTATTGGACTAGCTTGTGGATAATCATACTTATTAAATAACCACTTATTCTTACCATTAATATAATCAATGTTTAAAGACTGTTTTAAATAAGCTTCTGTTTTACTAGCTGATAAAGTAATATTAGTATTTGTCTGTACTATCTGTGTCTCTGTATTAGTAATTCTATAATTTACATCATTGAACTGTTGTTCAATATCTTCAGGTGCAGGTGACCAAGTTGTTGCTTTATTACCTTCCTCTAGTTTTATATAAGAAACTGCCGTAGTACCATAAATATGAGGAAATATTGGATATCCACTATAATCATCAACAACATAAGTAAATGTTGTATAATATCTATTATTACCTAAAGCATTTAAACCATCACCATATGTTGAGGCGTTGAAAAAGACTGAACCGTTAGGTGTGCCTGAATCAACATTAAAGGAAAATGTATATTGATTACTTGGTATTAATAAAACTGTAGGTGCTATTGGAAATGCATACCCTCTACTAGATTTTGAATCCCTAACTAAATTCCTTCCACCAATCTTAATATTATTAATACTATTATCCACATCCGATTGTGATACTTTAGATGTAATTGCAGTACTATTAATTTCAATTTGAGCTGTATTAGATGCAACAGTATTACCCATTGTATCAACAGTAGTTGATAATGCAGTTAATTCAATCCTATCAGCCTTTTGTGATATTAAAGTAGTGTTACTTGTAACACGTTCATCAATATCTTCAGGTGCAGGTGACCAAGTTGTTGCTTTATTACCTTCTTCTAATTTTATATCACCAATATAAATTGATTCAGGTGGTATTGAATACATGTAAATACGTACAAAAACATCATTAGTGCTTACAGGTGTTTTAAATTTTTTATAAACAATATTCCATTTATTAGCAAATAATTTTTGATTAGCCTCATAAATTTGTTCTTGATGTACATTTGTTTCACCTGTTTCCACTGTCCAACATTGTATATGTATAATTGCATTACCACTATATTGGTCACCATCAAAATCAACACTTGAAAATATATTTGCTGTAACTGTTATATCATAATCTTGTTTAACACGCATAACAATAGCATTAAACACACCTTGGTCAGAACCCCATATTTTTAATGTATTTTGACCATTATATGTAACTTCATTGGTAACATCGTGACTTGCGCCATTAGTAATCCAAAAATTTTTATTTTTAAAATTACCTGAATTACGTATAAAGTTTCTACCTCCTATTTTAATATTCCCTATAGAAACATCAACTTCAGTTTGAGTTACTTTGGATGCAATTTCATCAGCCTGAATAAGTAATGTAGCTTCAGCACTAGTAACCCTACCCTCAATACCACCAACAGTGTTAGTTAATTCATCAAATTCTGTTTTAGTTGCTCTTAAAGCTATTGCATCAGCATTCTGCTGTATTAATGTTGTTTGATTAGAAACAACTTGATTTAATGCGTTAAAATCAGTTTGTTCCACTTTAGAAGTTAAACCTGTTTCAACAACTTCAAATCTAGTATTTGTCTCAGTTCTAAAAACCTCTAACGCATTTTCAATATCTTCAGGTGCTGGTGTCCATTCACTAACTTTATCACCCAATTCAATCTTAACTTCTTTAATAGTTATAATTTGATTATCATTATCTACATCATATATACCAATAACCCCATTATGAAATGTTGGATTACCCCAATCAACTACTTTTGTTTTTATAACAATACGTGTCCAATCAGTTGTAATCCCATTACCACTATAGTGTTGACTAATTGTTACACCTATCTCTTGATAAGGATAAACTAAGATTGAATTATCAGCTATTGTACCCTTAATATAAAAAGAAACAACAATATCTTCACCTATATGTGGTGTTAATATATCACCAACATTTAAACCAATATACCTAGTTGCGGTACGTTCTTTTTTTGAATCTAAAAATAAATTTCTACCACCAATATTAATTGCATTAATTGCATCTGTAGTGAATTGATTTGCATCAACAATAGCTTGAGCTACCTCAGAATCAGTATACTGAACTGATAAATTATAATAACCTTGTGATATACCTCCTGCTGTATTATTAACATATGAATTTGTTTCAGTTTTACTATAAACATTACTACCACTACCTGTTACAACTTGTAACCTACCTCTAAAATAACCATTATCAGCATAAATACCATAACCTGAAAGAGTACCAAAATTAGGGTCAATAATACCATCTAGTTTTCCAAGCCTAACTTTCATTTTACCTGCTAAACTAGCTGAAGTTACTTTATCAACCACATCTAAATAAGGTGAACCTGAGTCACTAGAAGTTAAATATAACGCCCCTTGTCTACTTATATTACTAGTACTACCAATTCTAACTAAATTATCTTTTCCACTTGGTGTGCTTGCACCCTCTATTATTTGTAAGACAAATGTTGAGTTTACAAAATCAACTTCAGTAACTAATGCAGTATAATATTTCATACCTGTACCATTAAATACTTGACATCTCACAATATCATCTACCAAAAATGGTACTGTCATTGTATTACTATCAGTATCAATACTACATCTATAGTTACTACCTTCAGGTACTGCTTCAGTTATTTCAACTGCATCAGAAACCCATAGTGAACCATTAGTCCCTCTTATTTTATTTACAACTAATTCATAAACACTAAAATCCTTTCTAACTGAAAGTCTATCTAACTCCAACACATAATCACCATTTGCATCATTACCTAATTTAAAACCCTCGCCTGTAAAACCTGGAACAAAGGTTGGTGATGATATCTCTGTTGTACGTATAGTATCAATAAGACCCAAAGGGGATGTTATAGATGTTGTTGCATCTAATAATTTTGTTGTCACTTTATCTGTGGCATTTACATATGTAGCATTAACAACATTGATATTACCAACATTTGCATTAACAGCATCAAATACAACACTAGCTGATGTATTTAAATTCTGATTTATTGTATCTAAATATTCCTTATTGGTATGTGTATGCAAATACAAATCAGCACCATCAAGTGATGTTATAGTATGATTATGAATAATAGGTGCATACCTATCATTACTTTGTGTTTTGGTGTAATAATTTGATAAATCAACAGTGACTGTACCACCTCCATTAGGTGGTAAACTTGAATCATAATTAGGTGATAATTCACTATATACATGTATAACATCTTCTAATGCTATCCATTGTATTAATGTTCTTTTACCTGCTAATTCATATAATGGCACATCACCTTCTAAACCTTCACCAAGCAATAAAAAGTGTCCACCTACTTCATCCTGTTGGATTATTATATGGCCATATGTACCTGCTTCTTTATCAACTAGATTTAATGTAACATTCCTTGTAAGTACAGTTACATTTATATTTGCTTTCTGAATCATATTTATCTTCTTTCAGATAAATATTAAGGCGTAGAAAAAGGGATAACCGTTAGATTATCCCTTTATAAGAAGTGTATTTATAATGTTAGAATACCATTATTACTATTGTGATATATAATACCTGATGCAGGTGTAACAGGTACAGGTAAATCATTTGTTAATAACATTGCACTACTTAGTTCAACACCATTACCCAATGAATAATTTGAAGGAATAAATAAACTTTCAAATTCTAATTCAACCCGTATTCCTTTAGTTCCATTTGTATATTTCTGTTGTACCTTATAACTATTTCCTTTGATTGTAATAGGTACTAATGTGTTATCCTGAAGCTCTACAAAGACCGCTGAAGATGTGTAAATCTCTCTTAATGCAATTGATTCATAATCATTCAAAGTGTCACTAAAGACTTTAAAAGTACTCTTATTTTTGACGTTGATTATCTTAGTGTCACTATTCAATACACCATTATTATTATCATTCAATTGACCGTTATTATCAGGTCTTAATACATTAGTATTCATAGTAGTTTTAGTAATATTTACCGTTTCAATTGGGTTATAGAATTGCCAAGAATCAAAACCACCTAATGAATTTTTATATATAATATTGATAGGTTTATAACTACAGTGTGCATTTTCTAAAATATATGCTTTTGTTTCACTTTTAACTTCATCCAAATCATTTAATAATTCAACTCTATAATGTCCTACATCACTAAAATCAATATCATGTATTGTATTTAAAATCTTTGCTGAAACATTCAATCTTATTAAATCCCCTTCAGGTAATGGTACAACAATACTATCCTTTAAATCTCCATTTGATTTATATAGATTAATCCTAACCTTAGTTGCTATGTTGTTGCTGTTCAGAAAATATAATAATTCTGCTGAAGTACTTGATTGCTTTGTTATCTGCTGTTTAGTTGATAAGAAATGTATAGGTTGATTATCATTTACATTGAAGCTATATTGATTGTATTTATTGAATAGTACCCTATCTAATTCTGCATCCCATATAAGGTATTTATCATTTAAGTTATCATATACTTCACCCGTTATTATATCAGCTCCTGAAGCAATGTATTCAGTTATTTTTAATCTATATTCTAATGTACCATCAACAACAGATGCTATTACAGCATTATCATTATTTACTTCTGTTTCTACCAAGTTTTTTAATATAGTTGATAAATCAAATGATACCTCTGAAGGGTTGTTTGGTCTTGGAAAGTATTTACTACTTGTTATTATTTTGTTATTGTTTATCTCTATTACATCCAGCTGAAAGTATATTAAATTAGTTATGTTACTACTAATAGTAAACAAACTGTAATTACCTGAAGGTGATACATTATAAGGTGCTTTAGTTATTGTTATAGCCATATTTTTTATCTTCTCTTTTATCATAAATATTAAACCAATAAAAAACCCCTATTGGCTGTGGTGTCCTTTAGGGGTTTATGTTGCAACTATTATATAAGAAGATATCTATTTCTTTTTGTGTACATTATCACCGTATTGGTTAAAAATATAGAATTTGATTTGTTCACCTAAATTTGCTTTTACTCTAGTATTTAATTCCTGCTTTAATCTATCAACGTTTTTATCCCAATAACCCTTTCCTTTATAACCTTTTTTATAGATGCTCATTCTAATAGCACCTGCAAGTGCATTGATTTTGTCATCATCTGTCATATCTTCAAATACAGGGTCTTGAAAGAATTTACCATTGTTTCTAGTTATCAATTGCTTTTCTTTTATCCATGCTATTACAGGTGCTAAAGGTGGTTTCAAATTGGTATAGCTATGTACACTACCATGATTTTCCTGTGTACCATTTACACCTCTACTTTGATATATCAAATGTTCCATACCCAAAATTTGGTATTCATTCATATTATTAACTAATACTGATAATTCACCAATAGAGCCTGTAACAACATGTTCACTAACTGCATTTATATCTGTTTTAATCCATTCAATAAACTCTGCAATAATGGCTTCAACAATATTAAGATTGAATGTAAAAGTACCTTTGCTAGTACCTGCATTAGCTACCATATTATCAATTAATGAATTCATTTGTGCTTTCTTACTTGCACCTTTAGCTGTGTTTTTAGCCATGTTATTTTTTAATAATTTCAATCTTTTGTTTTAATAATGTACCGTACATAAAAATAGTTGTAACAGGTTGTTTCATACCTTCCAACATATTAATTTTCATATAATCACACACGTTATTTAACATCTCATGCCATCCCCACATCTTATTGAACTGTTCTTTTATTAGTCTACTATTTTCATCTAATATTGATTCACTTGTGTATTCTGCTTTTTCATCTTTAAACAGTACACTGAATGTTGTAAATACTCTATCAATTGTTTTTCTAAAGACAAAAAAAAACCTTGTACTTTAGCCATAGACCACTTATTAATATCATCAGCAGTATATGTTGAATCCTTTAACATTAATTGAATCATTTGATTAAATACTTTGTAACTGTTCATCTCCTGAAGCTTTATTAAGGTTATAAAGGTTTCATAATCTAATTCATTAATGTTTTTTAATTCAGTTTCATTAATTGATTCCACATCTTTATCTATACTGAATATTTGATTAACAATATTAATAACATCAGTAGTTGATAGTTTTAAATCAATTAATGATTTGCCTATAAACACCCATAGATAAGCATCAACAGTTTTTGTTATAATATTAACATCCTCATCATCAGGCAGTATTTCAAATAATTCTATATATTTCTCTAAAGTAATATCACTCCATTTAGTAGGTAGTAGTTCTTTTATTTCTTGTAATTCCATCATTATTTATCTCCTTATACTGATAAATATTAGAATGAGAATCTATTAAAGAATTCTTCAGGTGTAGCAGTTCTACCCATTTCTAAGTGCTTATATGCTAAAGCTAAAGCATCCACTGTATCATCAAACATACCTGACATTGCATCAAAACTAATCTTTTTACTTTTTTGATTGATTGTCATATTGAAGGTTGATAATTCTGAAGCTACCAATTCATCAAATTTTAATTTATCCTTTACTAATGCATGTCTTAATTCCATGAATAATTTAGGTTTACTTTCACCTGTAAATTCAAATCCCATCCAATTAGGTTTATTTATTGCAAGTAATTGTAATGCTAATGCTCCCTGTCCACCACTACCATCTATAACTTTTAATACATTATCAGGTAGTGATTCTAATGTTGCCAATATTTCCAACCAATTATTTTTAATTAGGTGAATGTGTGAAGTCATCTTACCATCTTCATCAAGTCCGATAATACTAGTTCTATCTTTTTTTGATGCAATATCACACCCATATACAACTGTTTGTTTGCTTGAATACTCTTTAATGGTGTTCCTTTCAATCACATCCAAAGAAACTATTGCATCCACATTTTCACCTGCAATTGCTAACATCTCCTGTTTGTAATCACTACCTGATTCTTCTTTCATTATCTCCAACATTTCCTTTGTAATCAAAGGATTATTATATGTAGTTCTATGAAAGTGTTTCCAATTTGGTGACTGCTTATTACATAGCTCAAAGAAGAAATCTTTACCTTTTGGTGTACCACAAAATAACACCTTACCACCATAATCACCAATGACAAAGACTATAATGCTTTTCCACACATAAGATAGATTAGGGATGTTAGCACTTTCATCTACAACCACCCTGTGATAATGTTTACCACGTACATTTTCTACTGCATTTGGTTCCCCTGAAAAACATTTTAATTTACCACCTGTTTCAGGTATTTTAATTGTGTAATGACTTCTATTAATTTCTACTAATTCAGGTGGTAATATTTGACTTACTTCATCAAAAAATTCCCTTGCATAATCTAATGTAGGTGCTATAAATGCACATTCTTCACCATTAAGAATACCCGATAATAACCATATCATACTGATAGTAGATTTACCATATCTTCTACCACATAATAGAGTTACAAATTGATGTGTATCAAGTGCATCTAATATATCCTGTTGACCTTGTGAATGTGGTATTGGTAATACTATTTGCATTAATTACCATCACTTTCTGCATCATCTACATTAGTGCCTTTATTTAATTTATATGGTTTAAAAACCACTTCAATTTTAGTGTCCTGTTTTACTTCAGTTTCATTTTTTGTTGCTGATAATTTAGGTTTAATGTAATTCATCAGGTCTATATATACCTGCAATCTCCTACTACTATTTACTTGTGTTAAATCTTCTATTATTGTTTCAGCTAAAGAATCCATGACCATTTCAATAGTGGCTTTCTGTCTTGCTGTTGTTTTGTTTAACGCTCCTTTTGGTCTTCCTTTAGGGTTACCACTCACCCCTTTTTTTATACTTGTTTTATTTGCCTTCTGTGGTTGTCTTCCTGCCATTTCCCTGTTTATGCCTGTTGTTTAATTGGCATTCTCCACAAATAAATATTAATGCAACATTATTGCATCTATAAAATAGAACACAAAAAAAAAAAGGATAGCTTTATTTGCTATCCCAAAAATTAACATCACGGTTAAATGGTATTACCTTTTTTATTTTTTTTATCAAATCTAGTGACCTTTTTTTCCTTTGTTTTCTTACTTCTGCTGTATCACCTAACTTACTATAAATTGGCATCAGTACCAATTTAGTTTTCCATTCATCTAAATGTATATATACCCCATCAACATCATTAAACAATGTTTGTGAATTAATATTAAATCTAAAATTGTTTAATAGTCCAACATCGTGTAAGGGCTGTAAAACACCAAATTCCCCTTTTAATTGTAGTTCATTCATATTATTTGCTATCCCTTAGTTTAATTTTTTGTTGCACTTAATTTAGGTTTTTGATACTCTAAAAGTATTGAATATAATGTTAATGCTGACCTTGTAGAAAGATTATTAATATCCATCATACGTTTTTCAATTAGTTCCATCAAAAGAAATAATAGTTCATCACCATCTTTTTTTTTACCCTTAGCCTTTCTGCCTGCTTTTTTATAAATTATATACTCATCTAAAAACACATGCACATTATCAGCGATTGAAACACCTAGATGACCTACCTCATTAATTATACCGTACTCTGATTCTAATAGAGTTGGTTTTAGTTCTGTTTCAATCACATCTTCAAATCTTTTATACTGAGAAAAATTCTTTAACTTTAAGTTATATAATATGATTATATCATATTTTTTAGTTCTAACATCTAAATTATCAATTGTTTGAACTTCAATGTTATTGTCAAAAGGTCTTATTACAGGTGATGATAGTAATTTTTCTACCTTCTTAGTAATTTTTGTTGTTATTAACAATGCTCTCATTATTTACCCTTAGCCTTTCTACCTGCCTTTTTGGGTGCGGATTCTTTTACTTCTTCAATATTATCATGTCCAATTGGATTAAATGGGTTAACCTCATTTACATTTTTAGCATTGTATTCAACACTACCAACAATTGGTTCTTCATCAACTTCAATAATATGTGTACCATCAGGTAGAGTAAATAATTTTTTATAAAATTCTGCTTCTTTATCTTCTTCATCAATAACTTCAACTTCATCATTTCTCATTAACCTGTCATATATTGGTACCATCATTTTGATGAATTTCAAAATATCATTGCTACAACCATCACAAATATTTTGTGCAAATTTTGTCTGTGGATATGCTTCCTGTGCTAGTTTAGCAATACTATTCAATTGATTCACTGTATTAGTATTAATGCTAACATTTTGCACATTGTTCTTAATTTTATTTAAGATATCCTCTATTGTTTTTAATTCTTCTAATAATTCTTTTTCTTTTATACTTATCATTTTTTAATTTCTGTTAAATTTTATTCTGTTTACAATATTGTAAACTTCAATTTCTTTGTTTTCCCATGCTGTTTTTTCAGCTTTTAAAATCCTACCTTTTTTAAAAGCCACTTCATTGAATAATTCTAATTCTTCAGGGGTCATTTGTTCAATTACTTCTTCTACAGTTATGTTATAGTCTCTTTTGAAATTGGAATAATCTTCTTCTTTATCTTCTTCTTCAACAAATACATCTAATTCAATACCATTACTATTTATTCTATTTAATGAATTGAAATCAGTTTTTTCAAAATAACTAACATTAGGATGTTTCTTTTTTTCAGTGCGTTCTAAAAACAATTGGCATTTTGCAATCCAACAAATCATAGCGGTTAGGTGGCGTGGGTTCTCTGCTAGTTCAACGATTCCTTTCATTACTTTTCCATTTTTATCTGTTACACTTTCTGCTTTTATCTTGGAAATGTGTACAAACAACTCAGAATAAAAATCATCTATCATTTCATTAAGGTTTGTTTTTATACCTTTCATTACTAACCACCTTTTGATATATACTTTAATAGGATTTTCTTTACTCTTAGAATATATACCCATATATAACCCGTTAATCCTCCCCGTTTCCCATAACTCGGTAATTATTTCATCTCTTCTTTTATTTATATCCAACCTTTATTTTAACTTATTTTAATCGGTAAAGCATCCTTTACCCTCTCAATTAACAACCCTAAAAAAGGTGTTGATAATGTCACAAACAACATCTGCAAGGTGGTAAGACTATGTAAGTTAAACACACCAATTATTACTGAAATCCAAAAACACATACAAAAAACACAATTTAAGGGTCTACCATACTTTTTTAAATACTTGTATCCTGGCATTTGCAATAGACTATTCACTACTAAAGCAATCACAAATGCACTACTAATTACTTCCACCATCTTCTTTAATACTTAAAATCTCAATCAGGTTTATCAAATTCCCCTTAACCCTTTCATTATTAATAAGGATAGATAGAATAATATCCTTAGTATAACCCAATTCTAATAATCTATCTATCCAATCTTTATTTTCCTTATTCTTCATCAATTACTTCTTCACCAATCACTTCTACATTTCTACCTAGTTGTGTTAAATGTTCAACTACTTTTACTTCAACATTATCAATATTCAATACAAAATCATTATTTAAAATCATTTCAAAATTTAACGGTAAGAAACTATAATCTTTAGGTGAAAATGAACCTTCACCTGCATTATAATCTTCAATGCTTTTAAATACCTGCAATTGAATTTTAATTGTTGTTTTTTCATTCTCAATTGTTACAGGTTCTGAATTTCCACCTGTTGGTGGTGTTGCCATTGTATTATACCTTACTTCTACACCTTTATTGTATGTGTAGCTACTTACTTTAGCTACTGCATCTGTGGTAGACCATCCACCAAATGCTTTTATTTCATCATTTATTTTTATCATATCTTCTTAATTAATTAAATCAAAAATTTGGTTATAAAACCCTGTCACATTTTCAAAATCTTCAATTGAAAAACTGTGTGTTATTTCAATATCCTCATTCATTACAGCATTATATTCTGCTGAAAAACTTGTTGCATTTTCATCAGATTCAAAAATATATTGTGATTCCCCTTCAGGTAATACACCATATTTATTTAAAAGCTCAATTCTTTTTGTTTCTGCTTGCTCAGTAATTTCTTTTAGCTCTTTATTCAGTTTATTCAACTTGTACTTAACAGCAAACTTTACATCTTCCTGTTGTAGTCTATCTACTTCTGTTTGCAATACTTTTATTTCTTCTACTCTCATTTTTATTTTTTTATTAATTCTTCTATTTTTTGGCAAATCTCATATTGTTCTTTCTGCTCCATCACTTTTTGAATGTTCTTCAGGTATTGTATTCTAATAGCTGTACCATCATCTTCATCACCTTCTTTATTTTCCTTTATATCCTGTATACAGCTAATCAGATATATTATGTTCAATTGGTCATTGTTTAGTATATCTTTTACCTCAAACATCAAGTTTTCTATTTCCATTTGTATCTTCTTTATTATAAATATCCCTTCAAAAAGTAAATGCACTTTTTGAGTGCATAATTTTTTAAAATTATTTTTAAAGCTCTGATTAGCAGTTAGATTATTTTTATCTTTTCTAAAATATCATCTAAAAACTCTTCTGTTATACCTGTTTTTAATTTTTTTAAAACTTCAGTTATTTTGAAATCTGCTAATTGCTTACTGCCACTTTTAACATAACATTTAACAATGCCTGCCTTCAGGCATTCAGCGTAATCAATTATCACATAGTCTGAAGTGTGATAATCATTTTGGTTCATTTCAGATTTATAATTACCCCTCTTTTCAATTGTATATAAATTCAGGTGGTGAACCGCCTTTAGGTCATAAACAACACACACATTATCATCAAAGAGGCAATAAAGTGATTTATCACCTGTTGGTACTTCTTTAGTTAGATAATCAAAATCTGATACTGTAATTAGGTTAGTTAGGGTCTGTGATATTACCTGCTTCAGGCATTTCAATTCTACATATTTATCATGTTCTTCACCTCTAACTATTAAATCATACTTTGAAAATTGGTCATCAGGTATTATTATCTTTTCTTCAGTCTTGGGAAAAAGTTTTAAAAACAAACTAATCCCTATTTCATCCATTAATTTAAATTTATCCATTATTCATTTTTCTCATAAATAGTCAGCTAAATGAAAAAGTGCCAATATTTATTTTTTTTATTATAAAATAATGTAGGGTGGATGGTTTTTAAAGTCCATAAAAAAAGGATAGCTTTATTGGCTATCCTTTACATCTTTTGAAAGTTGTTGAAGTGTAACAGTATCAGACTTATTTACTAAATTTTGATACATATACTCTTCATCACATACTGCACCATTTGACAACATTATTTTTAAATCTTTATTTACTCCAACGACATCTAAAGTATCTTTTCCGACTTTAACTTTCATATTGTAAATAGTTTCAGCAACCATTTCAATTATTTCTTTCTTTTTTTGATACCTTTTATTAACGTTACCTAAAAAAATATTACCTAAAAAATATATTGCTATTATACATATAGCAATCAATAATAATCCTCTTATTTTTTCTCTATTCATTATTCATTTTTATTATAAATAGTCAGCTAAATGAAAAGTGACATATTTATTTTCACTTTTTTTTAACTACTTATAACTAATATATATCAGCGTTGAAATTATATAAAGGACATAAAAAAGGGATGCAAAATGAATTGCACCCCTAACAAAAAATATTTTGGGAATATTTATTTATTGTTTTGTTGGTTATGTCTTTGTTCCAACTTCTTTATTAATTCACCTTGATTATTAATTAACAAGCTATTTGTAATACTTTGTTCTTTATATTTCCTCATCTCCTCCTTTTGCTTTTTAATTCTTTCAAGTGCTTGCATAGCTCTTTCATCTCTATCACCAAATAATAAATCTTTCACATCAATATTATCAGCTTCAGCATTTAAATCAACAATCAATTTTCCATCTTCCTCACTTATCCCACATGCTACATCATGTATATACTTATCTAATATATCAATCTGTTTAGTTGTAAGCTTGTGCAACTTAGATATCTGCAATGCCACCTGATTCATAAACCCCTTTAAAAAATCATTTTCCTGTATTTTACCTTCATTTATATATCTTTTGATTATCAGGTACTTTTGTTTATTTGTTATATCATTAATTTTCATTTACTAACTTCTTTTTAAAAATTCTATCTACAGCAAATTGAATATTTACTTTTGTTTGTTCCTTATAACTTTCAGGTTGAACAGGTAAAATAAACTTTCTTAATGCCTTTTCAATTGCCACACTTTCTATTGCTCCCATATTCTTCTGAAGTGTTATATATTCATCAATTGCAGGTGTATTTGTTGGTGTATATTTTATTTCATTTTCTTCAGTTACATTTACTGCTGTAATCATTTGTATAACCTTTACATCTTCAGGTATATCAATTACTACTTCTTCAACTTCAAAAAATGGTTTATCATCATCAACTTCATGTTTTTCTACTTCTACCTGTTGAATTAAGTTATTTTCTATATTATTTAATGATTCTTTAACTATTTTTTGTTCCCTTTTAGGTAGCACCCAAAAATTCATTTCCTTAAACTTCTGAAGGAAAGCATAAGATGTTGGTAAGTGTATTAATTCTGTATTTTTACCTTTAAATTTCCACCATTTAACAGCCTGATATGTATTACATTTTCCTGCTTCAGCAGATGCATTACCTGTTTGTTTTATTATATTGTTAGCTATCAATAGCTTCTTCAACTTTTCCAAATCATCACTGCCAAACAACTTTCTATGTTCATTTGTGTGTAATTGGTAATACTTATTATTAAAATCTTTTTGACCTATTAATTTATCACCCCTATTAATCAACCAAACTAAAAATAAAGCCTTACTTCTAAATAGTTGTGTTTTTCCAATTGTTGCAATTTCTATATCTTCTATTACGTCCTGTGGTACTCCAATAGTTATAATATTTTTTTCTTCTTTTATACCATTACTTGGTGATTCTTTTTTTACTTCTGTTATCATCTTTTTATTTTTTTTTAAATCTTTCTGTTACCATCCTTTCAAATTGGGATAGGTTAATTACTCCTATCCCTGATGATAACATTGTTTCTTTTTTATTATAAATACTCTGACTTTTAGTAGTTGAAATATATTTTTTCATCTTATCCAAAAAATAATTATAACTAATTGATAATTAGAAAGAAAAAATTTAAACAAAGTATTTGTATATTATCAAATATATATCAACATTGAAAAAAAACAAGTTTGATGATGATTTTTATTTTAAAAATAATACTATCACCCTTCAGTCATAGTTCAGGCATGTTTCAGTCACCTTTCAGGCATTAATCTAGTCATATATTCAGTCATAGTTCAGGCATGTTTCAGTCACCTTTCAGGCGTGATTACTGTCTACATCCTATGGTTCTGATAATGGTTTTGATAATGGGAATGAAAATGATTCTGGTTTTGATTGTGATAATGTAGGGTTAACAATAAACAATTGACATACTGTAAGTAGTAACTCATTAAATTAAACATCATAGATTGAATTAATATCTTCAATTAGGTTTAAATAATTAAAAAATTTGGTTGAAACAATTGATATAATAATATCTTCAACAGGTTTAAACTATGTTTATTCTTAATATCAACATAAGGTAGAAATAAGGTTATAGAATGAATTATTATTCAATGTTCATATCAATGTTTAGCTTGAGACTAAAGTCTCTTATAACTCATTAAATTGAATAAAACTAAATAGATTAAATTAATATCTTCAATAGGTAATTACTATGTTTATCTTATTATTTCAACAGGTATAAACAATGTAATTACTAAGTTTAATTCTATACTTCAATTTGAAAATAAAATAAAATTTCTTCAATAGGATAAAACAGTGTTACAGGATAAACATTATCACCAACATAAATAAATACCTCACGGTATATTGTTACAGTGATATCAACATAGACAGGGTTCCGCCCCCACCACCTGCATACAGGCTCTACAATCAATTATTATTCAGGATTGATATATTGATATTAAATAAAAAAGGCTACCGTGTAGTAGCCTTAAAATGTCTTAAATTGAATAGTATTAAATAGCTGTTGATTCAACATTATCAAAGTCTGTGAACAAATCCAATTTTTTCAGGTATTCCATTGTCATAGCAAGACTACTATGACGGCAAAGCTTCTGAATTTGGTGAGGTTGCCATTTATTCTTAATAACCTTGTGTACACATGAAGTATGTTTGAAGCAATACAGGCTATACCCTTCATTTTCTAACTCCAAATATTCAAGTATATCAACAAAGTATTTCCTGAATCTTGATGTGCTATTTCTCCTAAATAGTGATTCAGTTTTATCTCTTCTATCAATCTCATAATCTAACAGTACTTCACGTAATGCAGGAAAAATTGGTACAACTCCAAGTGTTCTAGTTTTACTAACTGTACCTCTAATTGTTATTTCATTTTTATCTAAATCAAAATCCCCTACTTTCAGGTGCCTAGCTTCTTTAACCCTTATACAACCGTGATAAATCAAATTTACTAACAAATAAACATCATCACCTTTAGTACCACGTAACCGTCTAATTTCATCCATTATAAGGGGCATATGTTCATCAGAAAATGGTACATATCGTGCTTTAGCATCTTTAATTGCTTTAAGCCGTTTATTCATAAAGTGTACAGGATTTTCAGGACAAAATTTTGCTTTAACACAATAGTTGAAAAAGGTTGAAAAAACCATATAAGCGTGTTTGATTGTGCTTTGTGACCAATCACCACTTTTTATTTTTTTCAATAATACTTCCTCTAAGTGTAAGGGGGTAATTTGATTAACTAGATAATCACCATAATCTTTTTCTAATAGGCCTATTTTATTTTTAAATGCATCTGTTGTACCTGACACATGATTATTACCATCATTGAATCTTTGCAATGCTTCAGTAACTGTTAATTCAGTTGTAAGATTATGGTATTGCTTTTCTTCCTCTTCAACTAAAGGGTTTAACCCTTTTTTTAAAAGCTTTTCCCAATATTCTTTAATGTCATCAAAATCATCTTCTTTTACTCTCTTTCTTAATCTTACTTTTTTACCTGCAATAGTAGCAGTGCAATAAATTGTATAGCCTTTAGCATCTTTGCTACCTTTTATGTCAGTGTGTACAATAGGGTGCTTCAT